CCACCTAGAGCTGCTAGACCTCTTCCTTCTGTTTTTATCATACTCATTCTCTCAAATTCTTTTTGCGCTGCCTCTGCTGCATCTTTAGGAGATAGTCCCATGTCTATATATTTTTCAAATAAAGCTTCTAATATTTTATCGTTCTCTATATTAGATGCCATTTTTATTGGAATATCTTCTTCTATACCAAAGTCTCCTGGTTTTGGTCCAAAAGGATTTACAGGTTGTGTTGGGTCTGGTGGTAATACTGGACCTTCAGCAAAGCCTATTCTACCACCTTCTGCATAACCACCTAAGCCAGCTGTATACTCAGCTGTATTAGTTTCTACAAACTCTTCTACTTCTTCTGGTTTAGCATCTTGATTTAAATTTTTATAATATAGTCTTAAATAGTTTTTTAAATTTTCTGGGTCTTTTAAAACTTCTGCTTGCTGTTCTTCGGTCATACCAAATTGAGTTGTAAGAAAAGCGGATAGTCCACCTAATGCAGTGAGCTTACCTAATTTAGTTGAGAGAAAAGGTTTTGCTAATCCTTTATTTACAGAAGCATCTATACCTGCCGCTACACTAGCCCCAGTACCTGCGCCCGCGCCACCAGTAAATAAACTAGCTCCTGGTAATTTAGAAAACTCAAATCCTGTAGGACCACCAGAAAATATTTTTCCAAACTGACCCCCACCTAATTTAAATGTAGCTGCAGCTAATAATGCTGCCTTACCTGCATCTGATGAAACTATATCTTTAATACCTTTAGCAGCTTTTTTACCAAGATCTTTAATAGAATCTCCAACACCACCTAAAAAAAATTGCTGTCTTGGACGAGCATTCATAATACCGCCACCCATGTATAATTGTCTTTTCATCTGTCCTCTTGATATTGTCATAGTTTAGCTAAATTGTTATAGGCAGGCATAAAATCCTGTATCTTCCAATCTACTTGGTTTTACCAAATAAATCAAGGCTTGGCATAATGACTTTGATATCTCTTCTTATATCTGCTTCCGGCACTCCTTTTGCCTTCCAATCTTCATCATTCTTATATACTTCGCCTGTTTTTAAATTAGATATAGTCTCTATTATCTCTTTTGGTTTTATTACTTGCATTACGATGTTACCTCTCTTGGTCTTATTTCTAATATAGATGCTATGACATGTAGTCTATTAGCGTAGCCCGATTGTACTTTTAACACTTCACTCTCTTCCATAACTAGAGGCTGTGTTAAAAGCTCTGTTGTTGCATTGCCTGATATAGACTTAGACTTAAATAAACTAAATATTGCACTGCTAGAATTAACTAAAGTTACATCAATTGTTGTGCCTGATCCAGAATCGTCAGATACTAATATAGATTTTATCACTGTTGTCGTTGCCGTTGGCACTGTATACAAAGTTGTATTGTCTGTTGTAGTTAAGTCTACTTTTTTATTTTTAAAACTATTAGCCATTAATTTAAAAAGAAGTTTTGTGCATCAACTTCATCCTTTAGTTCTTGTTGGTATGTTGTATTTAATTTTTGCACAATTGCATCAAGATCTCTTACCTGTGCATCAGCCACATCTTGTCTGTATGTGGGTGAAGGTCTTGTTAATATTTGTACTATCTTTGCCATTATCTTCTTCCATCTGGTTGTATGTCTAATCTAAATCCACCAAGTTTCCAGTTCTGCGAGGATCCTGTATTTGCTACTTTTAAAGATACTGCTCTTGCTCTAGCTCTTGTATCTACTTTTGTTGTAGATGAAGTAACTGTAAATGGACCAAGAGGTGAGCTTGCTTGACTGCTATTAGAAAAGTTTCTTAAATTTAATGTAATTTGTGTATTACCTGTTTGAGATAAAAAATCTGGTATGAATCTTCGTATCTTTGCAAACACTTCACCATCACCACCTTGACTTATATCAAAGTCTCCTGATTGTATATTAGCAGACACCGTTGTTACTGCCGAAGCTGTAACTTGATCTGTGCCCGTTTCATGTTCATAATATATTGTGCAACCGTCAGTGTTGCCTACAACATCATAAGATGTATTTGAGTCTGCATCATAATCTGTAGCGTGTGGTTTACCAAACACAGAAGAGTCTTGCCATGTTGTTCTATCTAATGTACCAGTTGTCCATATAGGTCTTTCTGGAGAGGATTCTTGATAGTTATAAGTTACAACCCTATTTACCACCGTAGAACTTTCCGTGCAATAGAACCAATTAATTTCACCAAACAAATTATTTAATCCAGCATTAATTAGTTGTGATGCTGTTGTATTTAAATCATTATAAACAAAATCCTCTACTAAACATGGTAATGTTTGTAGAGCACCAGCGTATTTAAAGAAACCATTTTCTGACATCCAGTATGCAGCGCCATCTACTTCGACAGCTGCGTTCTGCCCTATCAATCCACAGTTTGTGCCTACTTGTGTAAAACCAAATGTTAACGGATCACCAATGAAACGCATTGTAAATAATGCAGTATCTGTCCAAACATAGATTGCATCTCTACCTCTAACAGCTCCTACAATTCTAGATCCATCTGCAAGTCTTTGTGCACCCGCTGTATTTGTTGATGTTTCTGTGTACGAGTTAATATTTTCTTGGTCTGAGAATCTAATAAACATTTGATCTTGTGTGGACTGATCCCCTATTGTTGTTTCTGTGCCAAAGAATACTAAGTGCCTGTCTGGTGTAGATACAATCATGTCTCTTGATGCTGTTGGCGCACCGTTAATAATAATCGCTCTAGTCGATGTGGCGTTTGATGCATTAGAGTCCCATTCAAATACTTGTCCATTATGTATTAAAGCTATAATTTTATCTCCAAAGTTATCTATAGACCACATACCTGGATCAATAACTAAGTCACCAGATGCAGCTTCACCCCACGCTACATAATCTGAAGAGTTAGTCACTGTATCTGCATTAGAGTGCGATGCGGCTGTAGTATTTCTAACTCCTCTTGTTACACCTGTTAAAGTATTACCTGATATACCTGTGTAAGAAATTTCTTCGTTTCCTATCTGTACAAAGTTTGTTCCTGATGTTGGAAATAAAGAAGCGTCAGTTAAAACAATTGTTGTTGTAGAAGCATTGATGCCTCCGTTTAAACTTGTTTGTGCTTCACCGGATACGGTTCCACCCCACTGACCTAAACTCCAACCAAATCCCGGTAGTTGTCCTACAGGACCAACACTATAGTAAGCTTGTACTCTAATACCACCAGAAGTAGTGCCACCAGAGCCACCTTCTGTTGTTGGCATAGTAATTGTTATGACTGTTGAAGATTCTACGGACGTAACCATAAATGTTTTATCATTAAAGTCAGACGCACCAAAGTTAGAATTAGTGATGGTAGAAAAATTATCTAATAAAATAATATCTCCTGCTTGAAGACCATGATCTGATGAAAATGTTATTGTAACTGTTGCTTGTCCATTAACAGTTGTAAAAGCATTGGATAGAGTAAATGTTTCTCTAATCGGGTGTATGTCATAAAATACACCTCCTGAGTATGCGTATAAAATTCTATTAGTTCCTATGATAGAAAATTTGTTACCTGATTTATTGACAATGTGGTGCATAGCTCTAGCTGCACCTGTGAGTTTATTCTCACCTAATTGAGACCAACCACCTATCTTCTCTGGTGTTGAGTATCTGAACCTTACATTATCACCATCAACCCACTGACCTTCAGCTTGAGTTGGAGTAACTTGTTTATTGAATCCAGGTAAAAATTGTACTTTTTGTAACGCCATAGACCTCCAGATTATAATAGATCGCGTTGATATTCAACGTTATTTGACTATTCCTAGCATAGGTCTTTTATCATACAAATTGCTCTTTGCAAACTGTCCATCCGCATGATTATAATGCAAGAATACTTGACCACATAATTCACCCTCAAAAGGCTCTCTCCAGTGCTCTAATTCACAACCAGAGTAAATAAGCATATCCCCTGGTTTTAGGTCTACTTTTATACCTTTGGGTGCACCAGGCTTATGTATGTTCTTATACTCGTCTATGACGTTGTCAGACCCCGTAGGATCGATAAATATAGGCCATGCATCTCCACCTAGGTTTAGTGTAGTAGATATCTCACAGCTAGGTCTATCTTTGTGTCTTCTTAAGATATTCCCTTTTCTATAGAGTCTTGTGTAGGAATATGTTGGCACTAGTTTAAGTCCTGTTTTCTTTTGCATCACATCTATAGTTTTAACTAATAGTGTCTCCATTAATCTATCACCATATTTAGCATAAGAACCTGGAACCTGACTGTCTTTAAAATTACCTACAAGTTTATTGCCAGCATGAGTTACACCATTGTTCAACATCCAGTGATCTGCTTCTGCTGATATTTGTAAATACCTATAAGCAATGTCTGCTACCTCTTTAGATATAGCACCACGTATAACTTGATATTTATTTTTTTTAAAACTCATATTTGTATAAAATTATAAGATACAGATATTCTCCAGTTCTTTTCACCTTTGTCTGTATTCATATTTATATCAACACCGTGTGGAAGCCAAGATGGAAAAAAGATCATACGCCCTTCCATGGGTTCATAGGCACATACTCTCCATAATTGTTCAGGTAAATTATCTACTCTTCTAGGCATGTGTGTATTCGGTCCTGGCCTAGGATCTTCTAAAAATAGTTTGCCAGAGTTTTTTGGTACTTTAATATAGTATACACCTGACCACATAGAGTTAGGATGTGTATGTGTTTTATTATAACTATATGTTGGATTAATATTAGCCCACATATTACCAAGTCCTAGTTTACCTGTAATACCAAAATCTTTGTTACACTCGTAAGCCATCTTGAATAATTCATCAATAAGGGGTTGATACTCTTTTCTCTTATCCATGTCGGTTTTACTGTGCCAACCAAAACCAGAGTTTGTTTTCTTTTCTCCTTCAGGATCTGCTTTACGCCATTTCTTTATTTCTTTGAATAAATATTTATTAAGTTCTTTAGCGTTAGGTATATCTTTAAAATAAACAGCAGTTGGAAATAATATTTTTCTTTGAA